TTATCCTCACCTGTATCTTTATCTCTATAAACGATTTGTTTATCCATTAAATCCTTATCAATATTAGCATCAGTAGCATCAGGGTCTACACCTCTACCTACATCCCCTTTCTCTTTCATTACATCTTCTAATGTAGGAAGTGGTTCACCGAATTTTCTATCCCATGCATGTTCTATCAACATACTTTTTGCCATTTTTTTATATGATTCTAAAATTTTCATTTTATTCTCCGTTATGCTTTAAATCTGCTTCTAAAAACGATTTTAGAACTTTTTGATTCTAAAATTTTCATAATTATTTCCCACTATGTTTGATTTCTGTTTCCAAAAATCCTTTCAAGACACTTCTTTTATATAATATACTGTAAGCGTTCTCTACTTGTCCCTTTTTAACATACTTTGTTGTTTCAGTTAACATTCTTTGAATGCCACCTTGTAATTGTTTTCTAGTCATCACACCATATCCAGGTATTTGAACTTTAGCATCCAAAGGTGTTTTTACACCTTTCTTAGGTGCTGTAATTTTAGCCTCTTTCATGTTTCGGATTAGTGATTTTAGACTTATCATATTATGCTCCTCGCATAATATCATTAATAACTGATTCTACCTTACAATATTCTCCACACGCTCTTCCAGCTGGAATTTCTATATCACTATTAACACCTTCATGCATTGGATACATAAATGCACCATGTGTAGATGGGTTAGATACAAAATCAAATGCTATTAGTTCAAAATCTGGTTGTACTTCTTGTGACTGTTCTCCAGCTTCACTTACAGTTTCTACTGAACCCATTCCTCGTGAAGATATACCCAATTTAATTCCTGATTTAAATAATTCTTTTAATATATTACCACTTGGTGTACTTAATACTTCAACTTCACCTAGTAAATTATCACCTTCCCAATGCATTTCTTTTACATTATGAGATACATTCTGTAAATTAACTACTGAACTTTCTGGATGGTCTAATTCACCCATTGCTCTACTTTGTTTAATAAACTCTTTATGATATTTTTTAGCTTCACGTACTAAGACTTCACGTGGATAAACTCTACCATTTTGATTTTTAGCTTCAGCTCTTTGTAAAACACCACGAACAACCAATTTTCCATTATTTTCTTTCATGGATTCATTAATCTGTTCCTGTTTTATTTCAAATGGTAAATAATCTACTATAAGTTGTCTCACATCTAACTCCGTGTTTTAATAATTTCGTTTTTCAAATCTTCTAATTTTTTTATCCATCTATCTATAAAAGATATAGTCTCCATCTTGTTTGGCTCTTCACCTCTTACCTTAGTCTCTTCTATGAGCCAGCGACGCTTCAAATTAGATAGACTTAATAATTTTCCTAAAAAGTTAAGTCCATCTTTATTCCAAGATGATTTCTTCATAGTGAAAATTAATAAAGTTGACCGACTTTGTTTGCTAGTTTTACTAACCTTTCACTAATTTTTTTCATAGCCGTGTGAGTTCGTTTCCAATAGGATGTAGAATCTACTCCTATTTCATTCTTCAGCCTCACATTCATTTTAACAAGTTTATCTAACTCAGTTAACTTATCTCGAACCTCTCTCATTGAGTAACCAATTTTTTGTTTTGCTGATAGAGATTCATCGTTTTTATAATCGTGGTATTTACCTTCTGTTACATTTTCAAGTTTCTTATCAACTTGTTTTGCTTTAGACACACCAACTCTATTTACACTTATAATACCTTTACGACCTTTTTTAAGTGCTTTAGCAACTTTCATAATTGCCTCACCTTAACCACCAGCGTCAATTATCACACTACCCATTTCAGTTTTTACATGAAACTTAGCTTCACTTACTTTTGAAAACCCAAATACATCAGGTTTTTTATGACCTTCTTCGTGTCCAGCTTTTTTAATTTTTTTAGAATTTTTCTTACGAAATGCTGCTGGAGTTTTAGGTGGACCAGCACCCCCATCTATATTACCAGTTACGGATGCTTCTTCTAATTCCTGTTTAATAAGTTCTCTAATATATTTACGTAATACTTCAACTTTTATGGACATTCTTAATCTCCTTGATTAGTTCATAATATCTCATTAGAGTTAAAACCTGTTTATCTTTTACTATTCTACCTTTCGTCAAATTTTCTACTTGATTAATAGCTTCAATTAATTTAATCTTAGTAATCTCATCGGAAACTTTAGGTGTATGAAGTTTTAATATTTTTTTAATTTTTACTACTTCATTATCAATAAATTCTCTCATTGAATTTGTATTACTAACGTTATTAATATAATTCTTTAATAAATTCTTTTGAGATTCATCTAATGTTTTATATTTTTGATTAAACTTATCTACAAGAATCTGATATGCTAATAATCTTAAATCTTTATCTTTTTTATTATATTCACGTAAAACTTTATTTTTAGTTTCAATTGTATCAATTTTTTTACTAGTAATATGTTCTAAAACAGTAAACTTAGAGTTAACAACTGCTTCAGGGTCGAATATAGTAGATGTGATTTCTGCTTGAAACACATTAGAAATTGATGCTAATATTCTATAATTGGATATTCTACCATTAAAAAAGTCATTAGCATTATAATTGTTTTTAATTTCTTTAATAAGATTGTATTTCTCTCGTCTTAACGTTGAGTTGTTCAATTTTTGTCGAGATTTAATAACTGCTTCTACTAATTGCGTAGCTCTATCCTCAGATTCATAATGTTTTTCGGAAAGTACTCTATATAATTGTAGCTCTTTACCTAATTCAGTATTTTCATTGAAATACTTCTTTACAATTTTAACAGATTTAGTACTTTTCCCAGCTAAAACATCTGCTGTAATTTGTCTTGTTAATAATTCAAAAAGAATAGCTGTATTCTTTATTTTAGAATGTTTCAATTTTCGAGCCATTATAAAATACTCCATAGTTTAATATAGTATGTCATAAATAAATATAAAGTTAAATAATAATCATTCATTTGAAACACTTTCGCTTAAAGAACTTACCTCACTATTATACTCTTCTTCTAGTTCTTGTGCCTCTGTTATAATTTTTTTATCATATTTATCAAATTTCATTGTTTTTTTCAATTTATCAAAGTGAGCTAGTGCTAAATGTTTACCAAATCTACGTGAACTACTACCACCTTTTTTCTTATCGTGCGCCCCAAGTGGATCTCGTCCTCTTGCACTACCATCTTTACTATAATGAGGAACTTCTTTAGGCCTACCTGCTCCATTCCACCCACCTGGAGGTGAACCGCCTTCAGGACCTAAATCATCTAACTCATGTCCGGTTCTACCCATTGCCATATCAGATGGTGTTCCTGTTGCTTGTCCACTTTTTTGTGGGTCATTTCCTTCATTTTCAATCTGTGCACGTCTAAACTTTTGTTTATAATCAAATGCTATCTCTTTATCTAATTTTAGTATTTCTTCCTCAGTAAATCCGAATATATTTTTATAAATCCATTCTGAAGAAACTAAACCATCTTGTAACATTGAAGATGCTAAACTTGTTTTATTATTCCACAATTCAACTTTTTCTTCTTCATATATTGTTGATGGATTTGTAAGACCCAATTCAAAGTTAACTAAATCTGCATCTTGATAGCCCTGTGAATACAAATGAACAATAGCAATCTTAGTTAATTCTGATATTGTAATTCTTTGGATTCGTTCAATAGTACGAGCAAATCTTACATCTTCTGCTGCAAGTGTTGCTTTACTACCAACTTGTTCTTCATATCCGAGAAAAGCTTTTGGTATTCTCAACGAAGATAAAAGTTTATGTTTAAGATATTCTATATCTTCAACTGCTTCATATGTTAAACCTGGTAATGAATCTATTTGTGTTCCACTATCTCCACCACGAACTGGTAAGAAAAAATCTTCTGTAATATTCTGCATATTATATTTTAAATTATAATCACCTGTATCTTCATCAACTACTGGAGCTTTTTTCATTTTATTAATAACTTTTTGCATATAGTTATCAACTTCTGCTGGTGGAATATTTCCTATATCTAATTTAAATATTCTCTTTTCTGGTGCTCTCATGATTCTATGTATTAACATAGCATCTTCCATAAGGGTTAATTGTTTCCAAATCTTACGAGCACCTTCAACTTGAGATTTACCATAAGGTAAATAATTAGCATCTGAAAGTAATCTAAAATGTGCTACTTCATAGTTTTCTAATTCTTCTTTTGTAGTAGAATCCTCTTGTTTATATCTATGTTGATTTGTAACTGACTCTATTAAGAATTTAACATATTCTGGATTTTCAGGGTCTAATCCCTCTAATCTAGATACATCATAAGCTGATAAAGGGACTACATTTGTAATACCATATTTTTCATCAATTTCTAATTTCAAAAAGAAATCACCATATTTACACATATTACGTACCCAAGGCCATAAATTAAATTCTATATTAATAACATCATAAAATAAATTATGTAATATTTCTTTAATCTGATTATTATCTGTTTTTATTTCTAAAACATCACCATACTCAGATTTCATTGTGGATTCATCAGCATAAATATCAAGAGCACTTGAAAGTATTGCATCATTATCCATTGATTCATAATCTTTAAAAAGATTTAATCTCATTGACTTAGTTAATAGTGAATCTGAATATCCACTTAAGCCTGCACCAGTAAATATTTTTTGGTACCTATCAACTAAATTGTTTCTTGTTATAGATTGTGTACGACTTGTATCAGCAACTTTTAATTTTTTGCCACCTACGTTTCTTACAATTACATTTGTAGAAAATAATCGTTGTAATCTACCAAATAGACTTTTATCAGCCATTTTTTACCTCTTTACTTAATTAACCATTCTAATGATTCTTTTTTCTGATTTACTTCCATCACCCAAGAATCATTTTGGTTACTTGTTGGTGTATAAACACCTTGATTTGTTGTAATACTATTTATTGCTTTCTTTTGCAATTCTATACCTTCAGCTCTCAATCTAAGAGCGGTTTCTCTTATCCATAATCCCATCGCATAAGACATTACTAAGTCATCATTATATCCTGACATAGCTTCTGCTCTACTTCCATTATATATAAATACAAACAATTCATCAATCAATCTTTGTGAATGAACTGTTACTAATTTTTCTCTAAAAAATTCTTCTAATTTTGCTATTACTAATGGTCTTGTTTTTTGTGTCAAAGTAAATCCAGGAATTAATTGTTTTTCAGCTCTATTTATTTTATTATTAATATGTCTTTGGGTATCTACTATCTGTAAATCTTTACTCATATAAAATAAATTTTCATATTCTCTATCAATACATTGTTGTATTGCTGCCCAACCAATGTTGTTATTCTCAACAACTAATAATGCATTATTATATTCAGTAGCTATATTAACTAATAAATTACCATAATCTCTTGTAGACATTCTACCTTTATATTCAGCTACTTGTTCTAAACTTTCTACGTCTAAAACGTGAAATGCAGAATAATCTGTAGCATCTCCTCTACTAACATCAGCACATACTACATAATCTTTTGTATAATTTGGTGGTTCCCATATCCAAACATTACTATCAATACCTCTTTTCTCAATAGGATCTTTAACTTGTGTTGTTCTATATTCTTCTAAAATAATACCATCAATTACACTTTGACCAGAAGTAATAAAATCACAATCACACTCTTGTGCTGCAAGAGATGGACCTAACAATTTATCTTGTTCGTCTCTCCATTCTTGTTTTCTCTCTGGATGAGCTGTCCAATGTAACCTTATAAAATTAAAATCATTCAACCCATCTTCTGCATCCATCCAAGTTCTGTGAAACCAATTACCAACACCATTTGGTGTAGATAATGCTATACATTGACCACCTGTTGAAAGTGTCTGAGATGCTGCTGCCCATATTGTATCAATTTTATCAATAAATGCTGCCTCATCAAGTATCAATAATGATAATGCCTCTGAACGGCCTGCGTCCTCACCACTTGATACTGCTTTCACTTGAGAACCATTCTTATATCTCAATGATAACTTATTATCTTCAACACATGGTTGTTTTAACCAACTTGGTAAGTTTGCGTGCATTACACGAACTTTTGTTACTAAATTTTTGGCAACTTCTTGTTTAGTAGCAATTACCAATATGTTTTTGTCTTGATGAAATGTCATCATCCATAAAGAATATCCAGCAGTAAGTGTTGATATACCTAACTGTCTTGCTTTTAAAATTATATTAAAGCGATGTTGTACTAAATCACTAACAGTTGATTCTTGAAAATCATATAAATTAAAAGGGACTTTACCCTTTATTGGGTGTTGTATCACACAATACTTTTTCAAGAAATAAACAGGATCAGAAGCACATTTTACATATTCCTGCTTTATTACATCTTTAAGTTGACCTTTTGAGTTTCGATTCATATTAATATACTACGCTTACAGTACCACTTCCACTTACTCGTTTTACACCTATTTCATAAAGTGTTTTAGCAGTCAAAGATGACGCTGCTATAGAATCACCTTCGGTTGGCCAAATAACTGAGCTTCCTGCAGTAGTTATAATAAATCCACTTGAACCAGCATAAGAACCAGTAAGGTCTGTTATACCTGCGCCTACAGTTTTAAGCTTACTGAACTTTGCATCATCTTTTACAGAAGGTGCGCTTCTACTTGACACATCAGTTCTACCTTTACCACCACTTGTTATCG